AGGTTGCAACAATATAAAAACTGGGAAGCTACATTCGAAGTGTTTGACGAACTACAGAAAACATACGATTTTGATGTAGCTCTTTGTCCTGTTGGACCAGTAAATATAGCACAAGTTAACAGTAGACCTTATACAAGAGTTTTTGAATGTGGTAAACAAAAAGAATATTATGATGTTTTAAGCAGATGCCATGCTAACACGTTTAACTCGCAATACGAAACTTTTTGTATTTCAATCTTTGAAAGCATGATGCTAGGTTTGGCTACAATAGTTCCTAATTCAACAACAATGCCAGAGCTTTTAGGACACAACAACCCACAACTTTTTAACAACAAAAAAGAACAAGTTGAAAAACTTACAAGTCTGTTAAAAGATAACGCCAAAGCTGAAATCTTTGGTCTTGAAAATAGTAGGAAAGCTAAGACGTTTAACATAGATAACTACTGCAAATCTTTACATAAAATCTTCACTAATGAACTAACAAAAGAAAACAGATACGAAAGCCTTAAAGATAAGAACAAAGAAAAACTACAAAAATACCTAGACAAACACAAAAAAATATCAGTACATGATATGAAGAAAGTGCGTAGGTTTATTAATCTATCTAATCAATCAGTGCCTAATCACAGGTTAGTTAACATAATGTATCATGCAGGGTATGACCAAATAATAGAAAGAAACGAAGCTTATTTTGTAAAGCTAGTTGACAAACCCCTGAAATGATTGATATTTATATAGTATGAAGGTAAGCAACTCAGTATTAGAAGAGCTAATCATCAAGCATAAAGGCTTTGTTACGCAAATTTGTAAAGCAGCAGGTATATCAAGACAAACTTTTTATAATAGAATTGAACGTAATGACAAGCTAAAAGCTAAACTAGATGCTAGTAGGGAAGAAATTATTGACTTTGCTGAGTCTAAATTATTAGAGTTAATTAGAGAAAAACACTATCCTAGCATAAGATTCTATCTTGAAACGCAAGGTAAAAGCAAAGGTTATGTTGTAAGACAAGAGGTTGACCAGAAAACTACAGTAAAAAGCATACTAGAAGTTCCAGAGTTAGAAGCCTATGAGCCAACAATCGATGACATCAGAGAACACTGAGTCTATATGGAAGCCTACTAAAAAACAATTAGAATTTTTAAAGGCTGGTAGCATATTTGAAGTCGCCTATCTTGGTGGTGCAGGTAGTGGTAAGTCTTCGGTTTTGCTTATAGATGCCTGTAGACAAATGAACTACCCAGATGCTAAAGCAGTAGTTTTCCGTAGGACAACAAGAGAGTTAAGACAGCTACTAGACTATTCACAACAAATATATCCTAGGCTTGGAGCTAAGTGGAACGAACACAAATCTAAATGGCAATTTCCGAGTGGTGGTCAAATCTTCTTTAGTCACATGGAAACTGCAGCAGACAAATATCAGCATGATGGTCAAGAATATTCTGCTGGTGTCTTCTTTGATGAGATAACTTCTTTTGAACAAGAGCAATATACATATCTACATTCACGTTGTCGTTCAACTAATCCAAAACTAATACCTAGAGTTCGTTGCACAGGAACACCTGTTGGTAGGCATATAGACTGGGTAAGAAAATATTTTGTAGAACCTGGACCATATAAAATATATAAAGACCCAAACACTAAACTATCAAGACTATATATACCTGCAACCCTTGATGATAACCCATACCTAGCACAAAATGATAAAAATTATGAAGGTAGACTTAAAATGCAAGGCGATAAAGTTTATGCTGCTTTGCGATATGGTGACTGGACTAAGATAGAAGGTGTATGTTTTTCTGAAATGGACGAAAGAAAACACTTGATACCTACATATAGACCACAACCTAACGATGTAATTATTCGTGGTTTTGACTATGGATTCTCTGCTCCTTTTGCTACAGTATGGATTGCATTTACTGGTGAAAAAAAGATGATAGTGTTTGCGGAATACATTGGTACAGCAGATGGAACAAATAAAGGCTTACAATTACCAGCTAATGAAGTAGCAAGAAATATAAAAGATATGGAAAAGTCTTTTGGTTTTGTTTCTACATATTGCCCTAGCGACCCTTCTATGTGGTCAAGAACAAATGCTGGAGAAAGCCTAGCTGAAATTTTTGAAATGGAAGGTCTTGCTATGCACAAAGCTAATAATGATAGAATCTATGGCTCACAACAAATACACATGAGGTTTGCCAAATCTGTGTTTGATGCAGAACCAAGCTTATTTATAACTGAAGATTGTCCTATAACATGGAAAGCTATGCAACAAATACAAGTAGATAAAAGAAACATTGAAACGTATGACACTAAAGGTTTTGACCATCCAGTTGACGCTTTAAGATATGGTGTTGTCGAAATACCACTAGAGCAAGGATATGATACAAGTCAACCAGAAGTTTTTGGTGAAAGAATAAGTGGCACAGAAGAGTTTTAATCCTTTACATTTGGCAATTACTACCTTAAAATTACAAGAACATGGCTTCAATTTCTGATTTACAAAAACAGTTTGCTAAGGAAACACCGATAGAAAGACCAAATATGAATGAATTAGCTGCGTCTGATTCACAACTATACTCTAAGCATAATGTATTACCATACAACCCAGATACATTAGTTTCAAGAAAAGGATTAGAAGTCTACGATAAAATGCGACTAGATGATATGGTTAAAGCTAGTCTAACTCTTAAAAAATTTGCCACACTTGCACCAAACTATAAAATCTTACCTGCTGATGGTAGTGAAAAAGCTGAAGAGATAGCGAATTTTGTAGCCTATACAATAGATAATATGGAAGGCTCAATGAATGATGCCTTATTTCAAATACTAACAGCACTAGATTATGGATTTTCTATAACAGAAATAAATTACGAAATGTATGATATTGGTGAGTTTTCTGGCAAAATAGGAATTAAAAATTTAAAGACTAAACAGCCTCGCTACTATAGTTTTGCAATCGATAAATATTCAAATTTGTTAAAAGATGGATTGGCATACAATATAGATGGTGAGCAAAAAAGATTACCTACTAATAAATTCTTGATATTTAGCTATCAAAAAGAATTTGGTAATCATTATGGTACAGCAGACTTGAGACCTGCTTATCGTGGTTATTGGTCAAAAGATACAATAATCAAATTCTGGAATATCTATTTAGAAAGATTTGCTAACCCTACAGTTGTTGGTAAATATCGTTCTAATGACCCAAACTCAAAAACTAATCTGCGACAAATCTTAGATGGTTTAACAGCTAAGACTTCTATCACACACAGAATGGATGAGTTTGACATAGACTTCTTAGAGCCTAGTAGAAGTGCTACACAAGACTTCAAAGAAGCAATTAACTACTATGACAAAACAATAGCTCGTAGTATTTTAATTCCAGATAGGCTAGTAGCTGAAGGAGAAACTGGAGCATATAGTCAAGCTAAAGTGCATTTTGATGTTTTCTTATTTGTTCTAGCAAAACTCAGACAAGACCTTGAAGAAGTTGTTATGAACGAACAACTTATTAAAAGACTTGTAGGTATAAACTATGGCAATGTAACAGAAATGCCTAAGTTTAAATTTAACCCAATGACAGATGACCAAAAGTTTGCGTTAAATGAAATGTTTATTGCAGCAGTTGATAAAGGTGTAATAACTCCAACTCTTGAAGATGAAAATTATATTAGAGAAAACTTGCATTTTCCTGAAAGAGACAATAAAGAGCTAACACCTAACAACACTATACCAATAGCTAAGACTGAAGAACCCGCTGAAGAAGAACCTGTGGTAGAAGAAGAAGAAAAAGAAGAAGTTACAGTAGAAGAAGAAGTTAAAGAAAACGCAATTGCTGATATAGATTTTAGACCCACTGCTGGGATGAAAGCAGAAGCAATAAGAGGATTAGCTTGGAGAAAAGAACATAATAGAGGTGGTACACCTGTAGGAGTTGCAAGAGCAAATCAACTTAAAAATATGGAAAACTTATCCCCTGACACAGTTAAAAGAATGTTTTCATTTTTTGCAAGACACGAAGTTGACAAACAAGCACAAGGTTTTAGACCTGGAGAGAAAGGTTATCCTAGTGCTGGTAGAATAGCATGGGCTCTATGGGGTGGAGATGCTGGATTCTCTTGGTCAAAAAAGAAAAGAAATCAAATAGAAGCAGAACAAAAAAATAATGTTGTATCTATACCTGGAACTCCTGTTGAAAAAGGTTTAAAAAAGAAAGTTGAAGACCACAATGAAAAATATGGAGACAGCAAAACAAAAAAAACTAACCTACGAACTCTAGGTGTAGTATTTAAGAGAGGCATAGGAGCATATAAAACAAATCCTGGCTCAGTAAGACCAAGCGTCAAATCCCCAGAACAATGGGCATACGCTAGAGTCAATTCTTACTTATACGCACTTAGAAATGGTAGATTTAGAAGTGGTAAACACGATACTGACCTATTTCCAAAAGGACATCCTCTTAGCTCAAAATGACAAATGTAGCATCACATACAACACAGACATCTTTAAGTCAAGCTGTGAACTTTGAAAAGTACGAAGTAAGATGTTATATTTGTAATAAATTACTAGCTAAAAGCTCTGAAAAAGTGCATAAGCTAGGAATTGAAATAAAATGTTCTCGTTGTAGAACAATTATTGAAGTTTAGGAGAAGAGAATGGCAGAATATGTTGAAGAAAATATAGAAGAAGAAATGCAGTTACCAGCAGAAAGAGCTGAAACACCTGACAAATTTGAAATGAAAGATGTTTATACTACTGCTGAAAAAGCTGCAGAAAGAGCTAAAGAGATGGGACTTGAAGGAAGTCACACACACATACACATTGTGGATGACAAAGAAATGACATTATATATGCCTGGACCTAATCATGAAGCTTATCTTGAAGCTATAAAAAAAGAAAAAGAAGACAAAGAAGAAACAATTAAAACAGAGCCAGTAGCAGATAACATTGACGCTACAGATGTGCATATTAAAAAACCAATAGGCACATACGAAGATTTAAGCTGTGATTGCGAAGACAATAAAGAAGTTTGCAATTGCGAGAAAACTGAAACTACTGCAAGAAAACACGCAGTAGAACAAACATTTAATCTTAACGGAGTCGAAATCTTTAGCACAGGTATTTGGAATGGCGACAAATATGGTAAAGAAGATTTAGACAACATGGTCTCGAATTTTGATGATGTAGGCTTCGAGCCACCCGTTAAAATTGGTCACAATGAAGAGCAACCTGAGTTGAAAGATGGACAACCTGCTCTTGGGTATGTAGACAAAATCTATACAGTTGGTAGTAAGCTCTTAGCCGACTTCAAGGAACTTCCTAAGAAAGTATATGAAGCTATCAAGAGAGGCAACTATAAACGAGTTTCAAGTGAAATATATTGGAATTATAGAGCAGACGACAAGTCATTTAACAGAGTGCTGAAAGCAGTTGCTTTGTTAGGTGCTGAGATTCCAGCAGTCACTAACTTAGATTCTATTACAGGATTGTATAAAGAAGTGGGTACTGGTGATGTCAAATTACACTACAACGGAAAGGAGAGTGAAATCATGGAAGAAAAACATGAAAATTTAATTCCTGTAGAAGAGCATGAAAAAGCTATTGAAGACCTTAAAGCAGAAAAAGAAGAGGTTATCAAAGAGTTTGCAATGCACAAACAAGAATTAAAAAAACAACACATTGCATCATACATGAAAGAACTTAAAGACGAAGGTAAAGTTCTTCCTGCATATAGCAACGAAGTTGAAGCTCTACTGTCTACAGCTACAGATGAAAAAGTTTACAAGTTTTCACAAGAAGACAAAGAAGTTGAACTTTCTCAGTTTGAGCTAGTCCAAAAAATATTCTCTAACTTACCAAAAGTTGTTGAATTTGCAGAGTTATCTGAAGCTGACAACAAAAACTATGATGTTGTTGATTATGACAACCCTGGATTGGAAGTTGACAGAAGAGTAAAACTTTATCTTGAGAAAGACCTAGCCAAAGATTACGCCACAGCTATGGAATTAGTTCTTAAAGAAGATAAAGAGTTAAAAGAAAAATATGAAAACGAGTAGATTTGTCATGAATCTACATAGGAGATAAAAATGAGTACAAGAACATATCTTGGAATGGTTGCAGCAGAAGATTTATCTGATATGCAATACAAAATTCTTAACGTACATGGTGAGAATACAGTAAAACTTAGAGTAGCTGCAGGTGCAGGTGTTTTAGGCGTACTGAACAACAAGCCAGAAAACGGTGAGAACGCAACAGTTGTTGTTGCAGGTCTAACAAGATGCTACGCAGGTGGTACAGTTGCAGCAGGTAGCTGGATTACAGTAACAGCATCAGGTACAGGCTTAGCAGCTACATCTGGACAATACATTCTTGGGAAGTCAATTACTGGCGTTGCTTCTGGTGGTTTATTTAAACTATTAGTACAACACAATGGCTACAGAGGATAAAATAAAAAATAAAGGAGACACAAAATGTCAATAGACGCAAGAACAGTACACATTGATGCACCTCTTAGTAATTTAGTTGTTGGATTTGAGCCTACAGGTTTAATCGTAAACGACATTTACCCTGTGGTTAATGTGGCTAAACAATCAGATTTGTATTATGAATATACAAAAGGCGATTTCTTCAGAGTTCCTGAAACAACTGCAAGAGCACCTAAGACTAAAGGTAGAACAGTAGAATTTTCTGTTTCATCTAAAGCTTATTATGCTTCTAACTATGCACTTGTTGAAGAAATGAGTTATGAAGTTATGGCTAACGCTGACACACCTCTAAAACTTAGAGAGAAAGCAGCAAGAAACTTAACAAACCTTTTAATGCTAGACTATGAAGTTAGAGTAGCAAACCAGCTTACTACAGGTAGTAATCTTGGTTCACACGCTACACCTGGCTCACTATGGTCTTCATCTGCAGCAGGAACATCCGACCCATTTGGCGATATTCAAACTGCTAAAAGTGCTATTAGAAGTACAACAGGACTAGAAGCCAATACAATTATTTTTGGTAGACAAGTTTATGACGCACTTCTAAGACACGCTGACATAATTGATAGAATCAAATATGTTCAAAGAGGTGTTGTTACTGCTGATATCCTAGCATCATTATTTGATGTAGATAGAGTATTAGTAGGAAACTCAATTAAAAATACAGGCAGCGAAGGACTTGCAAATTCCTTCTCTGATGTTTGGGGTAAAAACACTGTATTAGCTCACTTAACAAACGGAGCTGACGCAGATGGAAGAAACCCATCATTAGGTTATTCATTCAGATGGACAAACCCTCTGTTTGGAACACCAATGGCTGTTGAGGCTTGGGATGACCCAGACCACGGCAACTTTACAAACATGAGAGTACAATATTACCAAGACGAGAAAATCGTAGCTCCAGAGCTCGGTTATCTATGGTCAGGTTGCGTAGCCTAACACTACTAAGGGAGTTGAAATATACTCCCTTTTTTCCATAAGTCATGGATAAAAAGACTTCCATAGAACATGGATTAAAAGTTCAAATACATTAAGCGAGGTATTTGAAATGACAACTTTAACACTAACATCATCTCTTAGAACATATCAAAGGTCATTGTACAGAAAAAGAATTATAAGATTTCTTTCTGGTTTACAATTATTTAGGTAAGATACTAGATTAAATTTGTAAATTAGTTTAGAATAGTAAGGTATTGGGGACAGCCGAACAATAGTTTGGTAACGTAGAAAGCTAAGAGATTAGCACTAGCCCTCGATACAAGGATAACCATGAGTTACAACAACAGAAACGAAGTTTGGAAAAAAACAAAATACCCTGGATATCTAGTAAGCAATTTTGGTAGAGTTAAGTCTTTAAAATATCACACAACAGATGGATTAAATCATAGATGCTTAGCTCAAAATCCAGATAAAGATGGTTATAAGCTAGTTACGCTTTATCCAAATAAAACTTATATAAAAGCTAGGGTACATAGACTGGTAGCCGAAGCCTTTTGCAAAGGAAAAAGTGATAAAAAATCTTTAGCATTACATAAAGATGGTAACAAAAATCATAACCATTATCAAAATCTTTATTGGGGAACAAGCAAAGACAATAAAGCCGACTCTAAAAGACATGGTACAAACACTCAAGATTGGACTTGGAAAACTTCTCCTTCAAGAATCTTACAGCCAAGAAACGTAAAAAAAATTAAAAGACTATTGAAAGAAGGCATGAAGCCTTCTCCGATAGCAAAAATGTATAACGTACATTACAAAACAATTTATGATATAAAGGTAGGTAAATCATGGAAAAACATAAGTTAGATATAGTGTTTCTAGTTGCAGGTATGGAAATATATCCAGGAATACTAAAAGAGAAATCATTAGGAGGAAGCGAAACTACGGGACTTGCAATGGCTTATGGTTTGGCAAAGAAAGGACATAATGTCAAATTATTTTGCAATACTAAAGGAATTGGTCATGAAGATGGAGTTACATTCTTACCTGCTGGTACTGATAAAGGTAGTATCGATAACTATATTAGTTACATTACTACTTGCCCTGTCGATGTTAATGTCGTTCAAAGAATTCCTGAAGCCTTCCAATTTCAAAACAAAGCAAAAATAAACATTCTTTGGCAACACGATTTTGCTACCATAAGACAACGAAAATCATTTAACAGTTGCTTGTGGAACGTAGACGAAGTATTTGTGATATCTGATTGGCAAAAAAATCAATACAAAGAAATATATGAAATGCTTGAAGATAAAATAGATGACATACCTTCTTATAACTATGACCTATTTTGGCAAACTACAAATGGTATTGATGACATAAAAGACTTGAAAATAGAAAGAAAACCTAAGCAATTAGTTTATACCAATAGACCAGAGAGAGGCATGGACATCCTACTGTTTGACATTGCTCCTAAGATTTGGGAGAAAGATAAGGATGTTGAAATTTTAATTTGTGGCTATGACAACACCACACAAGAAATGATGCCTTTGTATGACAAACTATTTAATCAAATAAGAACGTATCAACAACAAGGTTACAAAATAAAACATCTTGGTGCTTTGACTAAAGAAGACTTGTATCATCTTTATCAAGAGTCAACAGCTTTTATTTATCCTACACAGTTTTATGAAACATCTTGTATTACTGCAATGGAATCACAAGAATGTGGTTTACCAATGATAACTTCTAACTTAGGAGCTTTACCAGAAACGCTTTGTAATGAAAGCAATTTTATTATTGATGGTGATGCAAAAACAGAACCATATCAAGAAGCCTTTGTTAATGCAGTGTTTGAAGTTATTAACGAAGATGAGGTTTCAGCAAAAGCCAGAAGAAAAAAACTAAAAGAAAAATCACAAGAATATTACTGGCACAAAGTAGTAGACAAGTGGGAAGCACATTTTATTGAACTATTTGGTAAAAAAACTGAAAATAAAGAAACACTTTTGCAACACCTGTATAGAAAAGAAGATATCATGACAATCAAACATATATTAAAAAAAGATAAAGGAGAACACACAATACCTTTTGTTGCTGAAATGGAAGAGCATTATGGCTACACAGACAACCCAGATGAATACAAGAAAAAATATATAGAACTTGGCAAAGAATACATACAGAACGAAACTAACTTTCAACCTAAGATGTACCCAAGAACTGAGGTTTGTCTTAATCATTTTATGAACTTTCATGATGCAAAACCTTTAAAGAAAATATTAGACTTTGGTAGTGGTATAGGTAATGAAGCGTTTTTCTTAGCAAAAAGTCTTGGTTCTACTG